CAAGGCGCAGCCCGGCATGACCGTCGCATAAGGGGGCCGGGACAATGCGTTACTTCGATCAGCAGCTCATCGCCAACCACCCCCGCGAACACGGCGTGTGGTGGAACGACCTATCCGTCGAGCGCGAGTACTTCCACCAGACGGAAGACGCGTTGGCATCGGTCGGCAACGCCGCCTCGGTCCTGCCGCGCGACGCCTGGCTCGACATGGACAACATCACTCGCCGCGTCATGCGCGCGGACGAGGGCTCCACGTGGATGAACGACCTGATGCCGCTGGCCAAGCCGGTGAACATCGGCAAGCTCGTCCATCTGAACCGCGTGTCCTCGGACGCCGGCACGGTGGTTCGCAGCATGTCCGGTCAGGTCCCGGTGCCGCTCGACAAGGTCGCCTACGACTACCGCGGCACGGTCGTCCCGATGTTCCACACTGGCTATGGTCGCGAGTGGCGCGAATGGAACAGCCAGCAGTCGGAGAACTTCGACGCGCTCGCCGACGATCAGGAAGCGCACACCGCGAAGATCAAGCGCGACATGGCGCTGTACGTCCTGAACGGCGATGCCACGATCGTCTTCCAGGGCTACACCGGCTGGGGCATCCGCAACCACCCGTTGTCGAAGTCGGTCAACATCGGCGCAGGCGGCGCGAACATCAACCTGACGACCGCCACGGCAGACGCGCTCGACGCGTTCTTCACCGGTGCGTTCGGCGCCATGCTCGATGCCAACTTCATCACCGGCAAGGTCAATCTCTACATCTCGCCGGAAATCGCGCGGGCTTGGGACAAGACCTATTCGGGCAGCGCCGGCTTCAAGGCGGGTACGGTCATGCAGTTCCTGATGACGAACCGGCGCATCAACAAGATCGAGGTGTCCTACGAGCTGTCGGGCAACGAGTTCTTCGGATTCGTGCCAAACGCCGAATACATCCGACCGCTAGTCGGCATGGCTGTCAACACGATCGCCATCCCTCGCCAGCACCCGCGCAGCAACTACCAGTTCGAACTGGCCGGCGCGCTTGGGCTCGAGATCCGCACCGACTTCAACGGTCGTGGCGGGGTGTTCTACAGCGTCAGCGTCTAACGTCGGCGCATCAGGTTAATAGGGGAGGGCGGGCCGTCGAAACGCCCGCCCTTTCTATTTCAGGAGAGCAGACATGAAGATTCGGATCACTTCGCAGGGTATCTACGGCCTCCCAGTCGGCGACGAGGGCGGCAACGGCGAATACCCGATCGGCCACGAGATCACGCTCGACAAGGGCGTTTCGCCGCCCGCAGGCTGGTCGGGCAAGTATGAGATCGTGAGCGGCAAGCTGCCGGATGACGCCGAGTTCATCACCGGTACGTCGGCAGAGCGCGGCACCGAGAGCAAAGACCAGGCCGACCAGCCGCGTCGCCCCCGCGGTAACTGACATGCGGCGCCTTGGCCTTATCGCAGCGCTGGCCTTGGCGCTCGCATCATCTCCCGCGCTCGCGCAGGTTACCGCTCCGACCTATAATGGGCCGGGCGGTAACACGCTGGTCGCTCAGGGCGTCATGGTGCTCAACAGTGATGGCACGAATGGCAGCCTGCCGCAGCGCGCCACCTCGACCACGACCAACAGCAGCGTCGCGACGGCGAACACCTATCAGTCGGCGCTAGCAGCCAGCGCTACCCGCAAGGGCTGCGCTATCTACAACACGTCGGCGAACGCCGAGCTGCTGTTCCTTGGCGCGCCGGGCAGCGCGACCGCGGCGAACAGTATACCACTGCCTGCCGGAGGTTCGTTCAACTGTGGCTCGTTCCAGGGCATCGTGCTGACTGACCAGATCAGCATCACGTCGGCAACCGTGGCTTCCACGTTCGTGGTGGTGTCGCAGTGAGGTGGCTGCTCACCATTGCTCTGATCGCCAGCCCCGCCTCTGCTCAGGTCGTCAGTGCGCCGCCTGCTGCCGTTGACCAGACTGCACGTAATGCCGCTGCGTCGGCCCAGGCTGCTATTCCTGCGCCTGCGACGGCAATGCCCCCTGCTGTCGCTGATACGGGTTCGATCGGGACTCAGACGCAGTTCTACGCGCTCGCCAACCATACCCACGCCAGCAAGGCGCGCAAGGTGATCGCCACGACCGCGGCGGACGGCACGTACACTTTCAGCTATGCGGCTAACCCGTTCGTCAACGCGCCTACTTGCCTGGCGGTCGCTGAGACCGCGGCGGGCGTCACGGACGTGATCAACGTGCAGATCGTGGGCACGCCGACCACTACCTCGGTCACGTTCCTCGTGAACCGGACACAGCGGTCGGTCGCGTCGCTGCTTGGGCTCACGGTCCTTTCGGTGCCGACGCAGCCCGGCGCGACGAAGATTCACGCTATCTGCCTGGAGCCCTGAGCTATGCCCTACGGCACCGACGATGGCTTCACGACATGGCTGGCGGCGCAGGGCTACGCCTTGCCCGCGAACAGTCCTACCCCTGCTGTATTGCGCGCGCGCGGGACCGCCTATGTCGACGGGTACGAGGCCTATTGGACCGGGTATCGGGCTGGCGGCGTGATGCAGGAGCTTGGCTGGCCTCGTACCGGGGCGACGATCAATTGCACGGTCGCCATCCCCGACGATATAATCCCGCCCGCTGTCGTCAACGCGACCTATCGCGCAGCATGGCTGGATGCGTCGACGCCGGGCATTCTTACGGGCTCAATCGTCACGCCCGGCTCGCGCGTCAAGCGGCAGAAGGTCGACGTCATCGAGCGGGAGTTCTTTGACGATGGCAAGGCGGAGGTTGGGGGCGGGCCATCGTTCATTGATAGCATCATCGACGGGGCGCTCCGGCAGTTCATCTGTGACGCCAAGGACGGCGCGTTCGTCTGGAGCCTCGGTAACTGATGGCCGACTTCTACGCCGAGATGCGCCAAGTCGCGATTGAGATGCTCGCTCCCACCAGCGAAGGCGGGTTGGGGCAAGGCTCAATTGAGCTTGTGCGCTATCTCGACGGTGATGCGCCCACCAACCCTTGGGACCCGCCATTACCGCCTGAGCGCGATATCATCGTGCTTGACGGCGTCGGCAAGGAGCTGATCGGCGCCCCGGTCGAGAATGGCGGGCAGATCGTAGCAACTGATCTGCAGGTGATTGTCGCGCCATGGGGCGGCACGGTTGAACCGGCTGACGTGCTGGAGATCGACAGTTCACCGGTCACCATCCTGAAGATAGAGAATATCCCAGCAGCCGGGCCGGCTTGTGCAATCAGGTTCGTGGTGCGGCTGTGATTGACGATATCCTCGACCTGATCGCGCTGCTCGAGCCTCGGCTGCGGGAGGCGTTTCTAGCCGCGATCCTCACCCTTCGCCGGGAGGTCGACGTCGATGCGCTTGAGCGGGCGTTGCGCGCAGGCGACGTCGATGCCGCACTTGACGCGCTCAACATCAACCGAGCGGCATTCGGCGGTTACGTGCTGGAGCGCCAAGCAGCGTTCGGCGAGGTTGGTGCCGTCGTTTCGAAGGACCTGACCAAGAGCAGGACCGCGGCATTCAGGGCAACTCCCGCGCCGTCCCTACGCGGCCCAAGGGCGGATCCGGTGCCCGAACCACGTGGGCCATCAGGACCGCGCACGCCTCCACCTGCGCTTTCGTTGGACGGCCCGCAACCGACCAACATCACCTTCCGTTTCGACATGCAGAACCCGCGCGCTGAGGCTCGCATACGCACCGAAGCCGCAACGCGGGTTGCAGGCTATGTCGACGAGCAGATCGAGACAGCGCGGCGCGTGATCGCTGACGGGTTCAACCGAGGCGAGGGGCCGCAGACGATCGCGACTGACATCGCCGGCCGCATCAACCCGCTCAGCGGCAGGCGAGAGGGCGGCATCGTCGGCCTGTCCGATCCCCAGGTCGGCTATGTCGAGAGTATGCGGGCGCGTCTGCTGTCCGGCGATCCTGAAGAAATGATAAAGGTGCTTGGCCGGTTCGACAAGGACGGCAAGTGGGTCGAAGGCACCGGTCAGACGCTGCGCGATCGTCGGTTCGACGGGTCTGTAAAGAAAGCCATAGCCGCGATCGGCAAGGGTAAG